CATTCCCTGAAATTCTTCTTCTATTTGAGGGAATGGGCATATCGGTCTAAATGTTTTGCTCCTAATCAAATGATTGTTCAGAATATCAAGACCACAATGATATACAAAACCAACCCTAGATAGTTGCATATCCCTTATACTATTTGTTGGGTGTAAAGACTGCTTCCTACCTCCTATTGATGGTGTTTTGAAACAAACTTCAGTATTGTCATTTGAATTATCTGAAGCATCAATAATTGATGTGTCAAAAGCCATCATAGCTATGCTTATATCCTCATCTTGATATGTGGCACTATTTCCAGACCAAAAGTTCATTTCTTTGGTCTTATACAATACATCGGAAAACGCATCTTTATCTCCAACTATACCGTAATTTACAAACGTAATGTCTTCACTGCCTTCATCTTTTACAATCTCAGAGACACTATTAAACAATACATTAGTACAAATAGGGTTTACTTGACAAGTAAGTCTGATTTTATTGCAATTATCCCTTTCTTCAATATATTGGTCATAGGAACTGATAATGCATGATGCATCATTGGATGGTAAAAGTCTTCTCTTACCATCCAACTCTACATTTAATGCGCTATTAGTGCTAATTGATTTTTTGCTATCAAATTCGCCTAAGAATATGTTTCTATCCATTTTAGCTTTTTACGAATGTTATTATTTTTTATGATAACTTATAAGGGGCTTTTATCCATGCATTTGTTCCAGCAGTACCACCTTCTGTAGTTGGCAAATCATCTTTGTTATCATCACAACCAATTCCAAATTCTCCAACCTTATATTTTAAAGTACCAGTTGAAATAAGAACATAGCAATTCCACTCGTCTTCATATATAAGTCCCATTTCTTGTGTGAAATTAATTGGGATACTTATTGTTACAAACTCATCTTGTTTCTCCCCTGAAGATGTTGTTGCAGAATATGTACGTGCTGAAGTTTCAGTACTCTCAAGTTCATACGAAGCAACAGTGTTACCAACTTTTTTACTGAATACAAATGTATAACCAACATTAGGATTATTGAATATCTGCGAACTAGATAATTCTGGGTCACTCTTATTTAATTTCATACAGAACTCAAAACAAATTGTTTGGAAGTAAACTTGTACATCACCTTCTACTTTACCTTCTGAAGTAACAGGTTCAGTTTTTGTTTCATTACCACGAGTACTTGCATTAGTTGAATTTTCATCTGGTATAACTGGAACCTCTACTGTTCCACTTACTGATGCTGTTCCTTCCATTTTTGTTGGCTTATACGTCACATAAGACTTTTCCTTATCTTTATCAATTCTAAGGTAAATATCTCTACAGTCAATAAGCTCACTGAATTCAAGTGTAACAACTCTCTTAAGTCTTCCGTCCTTATTACCAGTAGCGATATATTCTCTTGGAACAAGAATTGTTACAACCTTATTTTTACCTAACGAAATGTTTCTAATGAACTTAACGTTTGCAAATTCCTCAGAATTTGATGGCAAGAACATACCGCTAGATTCCTTATACAGCATAACTCCGTCAATTGTTGTACCATCACCATGAAATAGTATGTTTTCACAGTCTGTGTAAACACAACCTTCTGGAAGTAGTGTATCGTATCCATCACCATCACCTAAGAAAAACTCCCTCATCAACTCTGAAGCCGCAGCATATAAAGCCCAAGGTTTACCAGCAAATTCATAAATCATAAGTTCATAATTATGACCATCAATTTTATCTCTGATATAATGTGCATATTTTAAGTCAAATGGATTACCAATTTCAAATATTTCTGGAATTTCTTTGTTTCTTGTTCCTCTTCTTTCTCTATTAATCGCTGGAGCAAGGGTTTTTAAATAAGTTATTCCATCCACCATTACTTCTTCTCCATCAATTGTTTTTTTGAATCTAGGGAACACCCTTATTACAATTGGAAGGAATGTATACACATTGAATCCACCACTTGATTTAGTAGTCAATGAGAAGACAAGATATAAGTTATCAGAAATGAAAATTTTAAAGTCTTCATTAAAAGTCTGCCTTTGGCCAGTTGAATCATCATACCAACCATTAAATGTTTCCTTTAATTCTTGTGATTTAAGTTTATAATTAACATTACCCAACTCATTATTATTTGCTTCTGGCTGATAAAATACTACTGGTGACTCATCCATGCTAGCTGTTATGTTTACTGAACTACTGCTCTTTTGTTTTACCCTTGCAGTAATTTCACCATTTTTAACATTAACTGCCCCATCATATGAACAAGATGAAAGGAAGAAGTCATATAGTGATGTTTGAACAATATTGCCAACATCGATAAATCTTCTAGATGGATAGTTACCATTACGAACACTTTCTCTATCGAAATTACCGTTAAAGTCGGTTCTATTGAATGATGGATACATATATACGTATGGTTCATTCAAACAATTCCAAAAAGCTTTTATTCCACTACCGCCTTGTCCTGTATCACCGCTAACATATTCTTTTAGTCTTACCTCGTTGTTATATGACCATACGTAGTCTCTGAGGTCTACGCCAGCATACTCAAGTGCATAGTATTTTCTGTTAATTGATGGATGTTCAATCACTTGTTCTACCATGTCTTCGTAGACAATGCCATTTTCGACTGTAACACCAGGTTTGAGTTTATATCCATAACGTCTAGTTATTACTTTATTGTTATCAGTGACATTAATACCGTCCTTTTCCCATACAACATTACTTGGTTCTGGCATATTGTAGATTGTCTTAGAGTCACTGTCAGTTGAATCAAACTCATAGCTGTACTCCAATAAGGTGCTAGGCTCTGCACTTACTGGCGGTAAAGTCAAGTCATCTATCTCAACCTCTGTTCTTACTCCATCTTCTTCATGTATTGATGTTGTTTTGTTGTAGGTTGTATTAGCCGTTATGATGTTATATTCTTCATCAAACGACATTTCTATACCACCATATATCCTACCAACAATACGTCCATTTTTCCATGTTCTGTTTCTGTCAATGTATAAGTTTTGATTTTTACCTTCAACCTTTTCATTTTCATCGACACTATAGAGGTTAAACTGTGATTTAACTGGGCCAAACATTACCAAGTCATAATCAAGTCTTCTATCAACAGTCATTACCCTCAAGTATGGATTAACAAATCTTCTAATATCACCATCTAAGGTTTGGAAATCACTATTATAAACATATGGGAAACTTTCGATAATACCCATTGCTTTCTTACCAATTGGTTTAGGTATTGACATTTGCATTGGACTAACTGAAGCATAGTTAGGAATTCTTGCTGATGCCATACCCTTATCCAAAGTGGTTCTATTCCTATAACCAGCGTTGTTTGTAAATGCACCAAAATAGTTACCTGCTTTTTCTCTAAAGTTTCCAAAGGACTTATTAAACTTTGGCACGCCAGTATATACGTCATCATACGTAATAGTAGGCTTGTCTTTAGGAACATCGACATAACCTTTATCATCAAAAGCGTATTGTGCTATACCGTTTTCATAATCAGGTACTACACTTCTATTTAGCACAGGCTGAACGCCTCCAGTTGCTGTAAGTTGTAATCTGCTAGGACTATCAATGTCATATATTGCAGTGGATAGCGTGAACATTTTCCTAAATTTGTATTGAAGAATCTTTAACTTTGACAATGGTGATAAGAATCCTTCATCAAATCTCAAAAAGTCCTCCCATACAATCTGGTTCTCTTCAATTGCCATCAAGCTATTCCTACCAAACTGATAACTATCCTCTTGATGTACGCCATACCAACCTATTACACTTCTATCTCTTGCATCTGTAGCATATCTATTCTTTCCAGACCTATAGAAATAGCTTTCATTTGCTATATCCATATTCACGCTGTCGTTATTTGTACCAAGCATAAATAATACTGGCATAGAATTCAAATACACATTGAAATTCTCACCATTATTAACAGCTACAATTTCGTTTGCAGTGTTTCCAGTAATAACTTTATCATCACAAACTTGAGACAAAGACACAGAGAATGAATTTGGTTGGAACACATCAAATTCTAGTGCCCAAATAGGGTTATTAATATCTTCGCTAATGTCTATTAATTTCAGTACATTACCAAAATCAGTATAGTCTACATAGCCACTGTCTTTCTCCAAATTGTCCTTGGTGGTTATATTATTCTCCAAATCACACATACAGTCCCTAATCTTACCGACATATTCAGACTTAAGTATGTTAATTGTAAGGAACATTTCTGACTCAAGAATCTTAGTGGTTGTTTGAGTATCTTCATTTGTTTCCTCCGTTTTCACCTTAAATCTTACCTCATATTGGTCTTTATCTTCATTGAAAGAAATAGTTACTCCATCCTTTTGAATCTGTGTGTCATAACCATCAATGGTAATATTTGATATAACGAATCTACCATAATAATCATAGTCTAGGTTACAGATATTATCCATTCTAGTGACCTTGGTAGTATAGAACTTTGTGCCAAGCCTATATGAGTCATAGCTAAATGATATTTTAGGCATAACCATATCGATAGTCTTCTTTATAGTCTTACCGTTATCATCAGTTACGATTAATTTGTATCTCTGGTTAATTAGGTCAAAATTTTCATCAAGATTTTCGTCATTTTTACCAATTCTAAAGCTAGAGGTGGTCACACCCACCTTTGAAGCCGTAGCTTTTCCATTGGTAGAGGTAACAACTTTTCCATATGAATCATACAATATATAAGAATATGGTATCTGAATGTCATCGGATTCTACATATATCTCACTATAACCCTTATCCTTATATTCTTCACTATTTTGGTTGTACATGCTTGGACAATATGATTTAGCACGAACACTGATATTAAGTGAGAATGGGTCTTTAGCATTCTGGAAACAATCAGCCATGTATAAGTTGTTGAACTTGTCAATAGCCGTACTACCCTTATTTATTCCGAAATAGAAGTAGAATGAATTATTGAACACTGGCATATGCCAATAATGTTCATTACGTTCAAATATATAGAAATGTCTAGCCCTACCGTATCGTCCTTCTTTATCAGCGCCTAATCTGAATGTGATATATGCCTCATCTGGGTCATCATACAATGCTTGTGCAAATCCCTTATTATAACCATCCATTATAGGCTGCATTCTACCGTCAAAGTCAACTGGAAACAAATATCTGAACTTAGGAACTAGATAATTGGTATTCTTATCTGGCACTTGAGTTGTAAGTTTATTATATTTGCCATTCTTCTCAGCAGCAATGTCATCAAGGTATTGCTGTGGTACAAAGCCAATATGATTGAGGGTAGCAAACATTGAACGGTTATTCAAATCATCAAGTTCATATTTTGATATAAACCCATCAGAGTCTATCTTATCTGTTCTAATATCACCGCCTCTTGAATAAGCGTAATCATACTGCATGTCAAGGTTTACACCAAGTTCACTCATTCTTTCGACATTAATGCATGACTTAGCCTTTGTCAACACAGAGGTACATCCAAGGTCGAAGAACAAACCGTCTTTATAAGTTGGTGTTGCATCTGCGCCATCATTACCCCAGTCCATACCTGTAGTGATTGTTATACCACTATCTTCACCTCCCATTATGTCATACTTAGATGCCATATCGTTCTTAATATCAGTCTCATTCTCCTGAATGGTTGCTATTGGAGGGATATTAGCCGTTGTGGATGGCAAAACCTTAAAGAACTGAGGAATACCATAAAGATTGTCCTCATTGATGTTACCAAGAAGAATAATATCAGTGGCATAAAGTCTTATTACGTTAAACTTTTCAGCCTTATAGTCTGTAATCTTCCTTGTTGGGTTATCAGCCGTTGGCTGCATTGCAACATAATAGTATGCAGTAAGTCCGTCTTTATTGGTAACTGGCTTTATAAGTCCATTAGGATATTTGATTGTCATGGACTTTGCCTTGTGCCATCTATCCTCGCCATCGAGAACAATGTCACTGCTTGTCTTGAAACTAGTGTTGTTATAAGCAATGTCGCAAGTTACAGAGGTTTTAAGACGAGAATATGTGTTATCGCAGTTACAGAACGTATTGACTGCGCTACGGCTGAACAAACCGAATAGGAATGTTCTCTTCTTTCTCTTTCTCCAATACCATAAAGGCATATAAAGGCTACCATTAATCCAATCTTGATAAAGGTCTAGCTTTATAATCTTAAAGTCATTGGCAAGCTTTCTTTGAACGTTATCCATCAAGTCAGTGTTATTGTTGCTTCTTTCACACCCATCCATATCATCTGGACAACTAGAATCACCCATTGCCTCATCAGAACATCCTGGATAGTAGGCAGTGTTGTCCTCACTTACGTTACCACCAAGGGAAATACAAGTAAAATCAAGTCCAACAATACCGAAAAGCCATTCAAATGGACAAATTTCCAATGAAATACCAAATATGCTAACACCCTTAAACAAACAAAGGTGATGCACTAGCCAATAAAACATTGACAAGATGAAATTAATAATAGTTACCACCCACATAACAATTGTAAAGATAATACATACAATCATGTACATGAAAGGTAAGTCCACACGAAGTTTATTGAAAGGTATTGGATTCTGGTCATCAACCAAATTCGCACCCTTCAATGCACTATAGTTTGTAGAATAAGCCCTGTGGGCTACTTGGGTCTTTGGTATGTAGTTCTTAACACTGTATACATTATTCCAATACAAGTCACGAAAACAGCTTATTGGAGTATTTGAGCCAAATGTATACATATTTTCGTACTCTTCTCCACTAACTTTTGATTTAGGTATGACAATTTTTTCATCTTCATTAGGGTTATCACTTTCATCACCCTCGTAGAAAAGAGGATTCATTGGTACAAGATACTTTGCAGTGTGACGAGAATGACCTTCCTCACCAGTATCTGTCTTACTGAATCTGAATCTTACTTGCGTTCTTGTAGGAATACCCTTGTTAGGGTTGTCTGTTGGCACGACATTACCATATTCATCTGTTCCGATGTAGTCGAGGTTCATAGGAATCTGGTAGCACCATACACCGTCACTGTCGATAAGTCTGTTACCTTGTATTGGATATTCCTCTACCAAACCGTCAGTGGTCTTACGTATCATTTCAATAGTACCTTCACCAGCGATTAATTGGTTATTCATACCATTATCAACCTCTGGCGCACACTTATGACCAATAGCATTAGCCTCGTTATCTGATACAATTGCGCCCATGAAGATACAAGTTGGCTCGAACTTATAGTCAACGTCAATATCGCATCTTGTAATTGCAGCTATACCATTATCGGCATCACCCCAGAATGGGTATACGTAAGCACTCTTATTTTGAGATACAATCTGTTTAAGAGAATCTAGGTTTGTACTCTCCTTGAACTGGTTTGCATTGTCAAACTCATTTATATTGTATCCTTTATATAAGAAGTCTCTAGGCTTCTGCGACAATATACCGATGTCTGACAAGTCAATATCGGTGTGTATTGTTTGACTACCAACTGGTATACCAAAAATCATATAGTCACCTGAGTTATTGGTAACAGTTGAATACTTCCAATATTTGTCGTATATCTCAAGATAAGTGTCTTCGTCCAATAGAAGCCTCTTATTTGGGAATGTACCAACTATCCTATAGCACTCATCATCACTGTAATCTGGTAATAAGTTATATCTTCTACTATTTCTATCTTTTGATGTAACCTCATTATAAGGATAAAGGGTCTCTACCTCAGTGCTGTCAGTTCCATCCTTTTCAATGAATACAGACACCTTCGCATTTGGTATACCAAACGCATCATTAGCAAGAACCCTTCCGACTATGACACCATAGTTGGAAGAGTGTATTTTGTAAGCATCTTTCTGAGCAAGTTTCATGGTCAACACCTCAAGGAACTCGAAGTCTTGTTTCATGTTGACATTTAACACCTTGTCATTTAATATGTCTGTATGTATTCTGTATGACTTGTCCATTAATTAAGCTAAATATTTTGTTAAGAAATTTGGCATAACAATACCAGCATTATGTCTAAAAAATATATTAAATATAACCACCATTAATACAATTGGTGTCGTAACAATGGCTAATAATACAGTAATTGTATATAGAAGTGCTTTGAAACTAGAACGTCCAATCTTTCCAAGTGTAGTTTCCTCTACTTCCTCACCGTATTTCTTCTCGATAGCCAACTTTCTTTTACATGCACATCCCATAACATTAACATATTTTTTCTTTAATTTGTTCTATTACATCAGCATTATAATCAATATATACCATTTTAATATCGTATCTTTCGCAGATATAAATTATATAATTTTTACACGGCAGCGTATATCACTCTCAGGGTACTTTATTTCATACATTGAATTATAATCACTATATAATACTTTATCAGTTTCGTTCAAATTAAGCTGGTGTGTTTCAGCACCATCCACATCGAATGAAGAATCAGTTACAACATCACAAACCTCACCTTCAACCACATAAGGCAGTGGGTTTCTGTCTGAACTGTATTTTCCACCAGTTATAGAATAGGTCTTGAAACTTATCAAGCTTATTACTCCATCCACTAGTGTTATCTCCTTTTCCAAGTCGCCAACGAAGATGTCTTCACCCATATCATGTGTTGAAACATCGAAATAGCTTGTAATCTTATCAATAACGCTTGTTATAACGTTTGGTACGTTATAGTTCTTATCCACAAACACATCAACAGCCACACCTATATTATATATTCTACCGCTTTTAAGCTCGATGTAGTCGTTTACATTCTTGTAGTGCTTCATGTATTCCTCTATATTGTCAACAAGGGTCTGTGGAAGCTCTGAGGTTAGTTTTCCGTCACCATCCAAGCCAAGCGTGCTAATCTCAATCTTGTTATTGGTCTCAATTACGCTAGAACGGAATGGAGCACCGTATATTGGAGGCATCTGCATTAACTTGGTTTTATAGTCATTTACTGTTACCGCACGATTCTGAGAAGCAGTATTATACTTCATAAGGTATTTAATCTCTTCAGTTGAAGGCTCATCCTTACCAGCCAATGCTGTAGATATGTTTGTCACCTTCATTGAATTAACCACGTTACCCTTGATTGTTCCACTGTTCTTTGATTGTGGGTCGGCATTATTCCAATCTATATTGGCAACCGTAAGCTTGTTGATTGAACCAGGACCTAAGTTAGTTGATATACCACCGCCAACTCTGTACAAGATAAACATCGTCCAACCCTCCTTTGGCAAAACGCCTAACATGTCATTGTTGACAATCTTAGATGCCATCCTTTCACCAAACTTGGTTAGGTTATTAGGCAATGTTGCATATGTATTTCCTGCACCAAATATAACCTTCATATATCCATTATCGGTATATTCTGTAATGAATTTTTGGGTAATTGGCTTCCATTTGCCTACGTAGTATCTAGTAGACCTACTAGTACCGTTATCACCAGTTTCAGTATAGTCTTCATATACATGTGGGTTATACATACTCTTAATAACGTTACTATCAATCTTTGATGCAAGACATCCAAATCTATACTGGTCAGCAAGAGAATCACACTCAAAGAATCTGTATGTCATTACAGCCTCGCTAGAGATTTTATATTCCTCTTCATCAATGTAGTATTCATATATTGGAGGATTATTATTGAAATCACTGCTCTCCTTGAATATGATAGACTCGATGTTCATTACGTTCTCCTCTGGTAGTACAAACTCCATAAATGGCTTTAAATCAGACGCATAGATAACCTTCTTATACACCTTGGTATTACCATTGATGACAATAGTAGACTTAGAGACAGTGTAACCAGTTATATTACCGTTACTATCCCTTGAAGGCATTACCTTTCTGTTTGAATATCCATTCTCATTGAATTGTTCTGCGAAATTAACGTTTTCAGTAAGCTCAAAGTTATAGTTTCCAGCGGATACTATACTAGTTCTCTGTAATATAGGAGCATAAGCATAATCTGGCTTTGCTATGTTAGTTGAATCAACTGGCAATTCACAGCTAATCTCAACCTCGCATGTTGATGCCTTACGTCCAGGAACCTTTAGTCCATTGGTTCTTGCCATGTTAAGAACCGTGCTTCTAAGATTGGCACTGTCTAGGTTAGTTTCTTGTGAAACCCTATCGATATGATAATTTAAGCTATCAGTGACATCTGAAACAAGGTCAATAAACCACGAACCAATACTAGAATCATTAAAATCGTCAAACATTTCAGGATAATATTTATTACTAAATTTTAGTAATTCCTCCCTAACGCTAATAAAATCACGTGCTATATAATTTATTTTTTTTTGACTCATAATATAATATCTTTTAATAATAATTCTTTATCTGTATACACTCCTTTATATTTAAACGATGAATAATATAATATTGGAACGTTATTTTCATCGCACAATTTCTTTTTCCTACTATCCCTTTCTAATCGTTCAATAAATGATTTATTTCCACCAAAATATTCAACATTTTGAAAATGCTGTATTCCTTGACATTCAATTGCAACATTATATTCTGGCAAATAAAAATCCAAATGTTGCTGCCCTAGCCAATCAAAATGCTTCTTATTAATGTGTTTAATATTCTTCTCTGATAAAAAAAGCCTCATTTCTTTCTCTAATTGACTTTCTTTACAAACTGGACAACCTTGCTTTCCGCTTAAATGGGCGTGTGGAGTAATCCAAAAGTCCCCATGTTCTAAACATCTTATGCACACTTTTGTTTCGGTATTAACATAGTTTACTTTTGAATAATCGTATTTATCACCATGAATTTTTTTTGCTTCTTCTATAAACTCTTCTTTTGTTTTTCTTTGTTTATCATGAGTTAAAATCTGACCACACTTTTTGCACCCATGCCCATTTAATAAATGATATGGTTTAATTTCAAATTCACCATGAATGGGACATATTAATTTAATTTTAGTGTGTGAATTCACATACTCTAGTAAAGAATAATCATACTGAGGAAAAATTAATTTAGCCCTATCAATGAAAGTATCTTTAGAATAGCTTTTCTTTTCACTTCTATATTTAACGCCACATTTTGGGCATCCATGACTAGATAAATGACTATTTGGAACTTGCCAAAATTCCCCATGAATAGGACAAACAATACACACTTTTGTTTTATTACTCTTGTATTCAACTTTAGAGTAATCATATTTTCCTCCGTGAATTGCCTTAGCTTTCTCTATAAATTCATCTTTTTCCATCTATACTTGTACTACTATGCTGTCACTAGTCACTTTATTGCCCTCTGAGACATTGTAATCCAATCTTACGAATATCTCAGCTTCATCTTCCTCATTCTTAACCACTTGTATGTCAGTAAGACTAATGCTCTTAGCCCATCTGCTTACTGATTCTCTAATCTCATTCTTAACAGCCTCCCATGTAAGTCCGTCAGATGGGTCGAAGATAAACTTGATTAAATCCGTTCCAAACTCTGGCATTCTTACCCTCTGGCCTTTAGGGGTAAAGACAATGTGCATTATCTCACTCCTAGCCTTGTCCTTGATATTGCTGTTCGCATCAATGAAAAACTTCTGAAAATCGTCAGCCCTAAATGGATACTTTATACCAAAATATTGCCTCTTTGCCATTTTGAAAAATTATTTGATAATAAGTATATAAAAAATAACTTTTTTATCAAATATATAAACAAAAAAAGCGAGAGTATTAACTACCCTCGCTTAATTCATGATTACGTTATACACGCCCATTAGAACTCCCCATGCCAAACATATCAGCAGCACCACTAATACAAGTTTGGCTATTCCTTCAAGAAAAATAGCAAAATAATCTCTACGCATATTCATCCATTATATTATGTAAAGTCTGCTCCAAGGAATCGACATATTTGTCATACTGCTCAAAAAGAGACTTAGATACCTCACTAGCAATCGAATTCATCCTATCAACATACCACTTATACTTTGGGTCTACATACCGACTATATGCGTATTCAGCCTCGTACCTAACATACTGGCCAGTTGCCAATTCATTATTGACAAGATGGGCAAAATGAAGGAAATGGGTATCTTCAAAGTCAATCCATCCAGTGAACTCTGCCATCAACGGTTGGTCATCGACACCCTTTGTAATATCCAAGTTCTTCTTGACAAAGAAGGTCTTAAGTCTACCATCTTGATACAACTTCTCATACCAATACACATACGCACCAAGAGAATTGCATACACAATGACTCATCTTATAGCCATCACCACTCATTAGCTCAGGATAATTATCCTCAATAGTTTCCTTCAAAAGCTCTTGGAACAAATTAAGCATTGAATAGTTAAATGGGCAAAATACAATATAATCCTTTGTCTCAGTTTCAATGTAATCCTTACCCAATACAAAATTACTCTTGGTTGTCAGCCATATCTTCTCTATGCAGATACCCCTCTTAAAAAATTTTTTCATTTTCTATTTTTTGTTATCTTCTCGTGCAAAGGTACGAAAAAATAACAAACCTACCAAGAATTTTCTGTTAAAAAATATAAAAAGGTAAGAATCACTCCTTACCTTTCTTCCAAAATAAATGTGTTATATCTTCAAATTTGATTTCTTTTACATCACCTATCTTATTATGAGAGATTTTAAATAGTTTTTGATTAGTTGTTTCTTTGTTCAAACCACCCAAATCTTCGTCATAATGCCCTAATTTAACATAATCGAACCAATCAAAGTTGATTTCTTTATAATAGGTGTCCATTCCACTGTACCAACCAACCTTAAGATGCTTTACCTCATGCACATACTCAGCCAAAGTAGATACAATCTCTGGGGTAGAATCACCTCCCATGAAACAAACAGTTGTTATTCCATCATGTTTGTCTAACAGTCTCTCAAGCTCATCTATCGTCAATTCTGTGCCGACATCCTCCCAAAGGAACTTTGAATGACATCCCTTACAGTGGCAAGGACAATTTGTTATGTTAATCGCCAACGTTATCTCATTCGGTATTTCCTCAAATACCACCATTGCATTATAATACTTCATCATCTTTAATATAAAGCCCACATTCGCATTTATTTTTCATTGTGTAGTCAGTGCAAGGGCAGTGTAAGTCTTTGTCCTCATAGTCCTCAGAATTATGCACACAAGGGCATAACCCATCGTTCTTACTACACCTCTTTAATATGGCATTAACAATCTTGTCATTTGGATTTAGAATCCAGCCTTCTTTCCTATGTATTTCTATCATATCAATTGTATTAGATTAAAATTGGGTACTGCGAGAGTACCCAATCTTTGTTATTCGTTATAATGTCTCATATGTTCTTCTACTTGTCTTGCTTCGTTGAAAGAGCTAACACGTTTCAAGTATCCGATAATTCTAGTGAGATAGTCTACGTTATGACTTCCGCACTTAGGGCATACATCCAATGTGTCCTTGCTTATGAATCCACAGTCGTTACATACCGTATTCTTACAGTTGAACGTGAAATAGCTACAGCCATATTCTGATGCTACCCTTAGTAATTGTCTATATTGGTCAAATGAAAGATGTTCGTTGATGTTTAGGTGTGCTGCTTGTCCTCCATCAAGATACTTTACATAGTTGTTGCCATGAAGCTTCATCTTATCAAGTATTGAAAGCTCTGTATCCTCTGGATTAAAAAAGTAGCTACTGTACATGACGTGCTTTGGAGACACATAATATCCGTCCTTCTTATCCCAATTATAGTTCTTGTTTGAAAGATTCTCACCTGGAACAAACTCTGTATTGTACATACAGTCTCTAGTCTTGTCCTTCTTATTAGAAATGTTGATGGTCTCAAGAATCATATTTACAAATTCCTCATATTGTTCATTTAGGTTTGTATCAATTGAAAGGAATTCTGCTGCATCCGTAAGTCCATTAACTCCAATGGTGAGATACTGTTTACGCATGTTAATGAAACCAGCTCTATATATGTCAAGCATATTTGCGTTAAGGAAGTCCTTAATAATCTCATTAAATGCTCTTTGGTACTTGTGTACCCTCTCTGTCATTTCAGTGATACCGTTTGAGATATATTCATAAAGAAGCTTCTTATCCTTTACCTTCTTAATGTCTACTTGAGTACCCTCTTCAAGTTTAACACCCTCATATTCCTCGAAATATTGTCTTGTTGCGTTCTGTATAACCCTGTTAAGGTTAATTGTCATAACTGACTTTGAACCAGTTGCAACAGATGCAGTACCCATTGAGAATTGGTGTGTTGTATGGTTGTGTTCCTCATCCTCTCCGTCCTTGAGTGAGTTTCTTAGTCTACAGCAAGAACTCAAACTGTCTGGTGAATCACTCAAATAGCAGAAGAATGAGTGTCCTTCAGCCCACATTTCTGCGGTGAAATCTGCATATTCTTTGTCCACAATGTCATGCCCATCGGTAAGCATTGCCATCGTCTCTACTGGGAATGTCAATACGTATTTGGTTCTTTCCTCATTGAACCACTTCATAAACTTCTTCTGAAGCCAAGATAACGTTTCCCATTTTGGTGTTGTTCCATCTGGGAACTTAAAATCCCCAAACACACCGTCAAAATAATTCTTATCAAAGTAGCCTACATTCCAAAATACTGTCTGATAACCTCTATTACCAGCTGGCATATTCATAGAGTGTACTACTTGTTGGAATGCATTTTCTATTACCTCTTCAAGTGTTCTACTCTTTCTGTTTATTTCAACTACTTTGTTGAGTATGTCAAGATAGTCATCACCATAGTCTTTTCTGATGAAATAGTCCATGTACATCAAGAATTCTGGTGTAGCCACTGCTCCCATAAACTGTGATGATACAGAGTAAACCAAGTTAATGAACTCTCCGCAATATGATTTGAGGTCTGTTGGTGCTTTAGACTGACCTCCAATCTTCGTCAAACCATCTATAAGGAATGGATACATTGTGATTGCAACACAGTATGGGTATCCAGGTGTACCGCTTTCATCATGTTTGTATAGTACGTGAGTTTCTAGGTCTTTAATGTATTGGTCAGCAAGTTTCTTAGTGTAGAGTACCTTTATTTTATTCTGCATAATGTACCTATTCTGCTGAATGTTCTTCCCTTTGTGTAGCTCTTGTCCTAGAGTTACAACGTTCTTATTCTCCACGTTGGCGTTGGAGTCATACTTAGAACCTGTTGAAGCATTAGACGCATTAATGTAGTCTCTAATAAAGTCACTGTCCTTTTTTAGTGTCTTGTCCTTGTCTTGTTTCTCCTCATATTTTTTAATATATTCCCTTGCAACCTTTTTATTAACGGACATAAGAGCCTCCTCCACTTGTCTTCGGATTTCGTTAGAGGAGATTTTGTCGTAGATAAATAAGTTTTTAATTAAGGATTCAATCAAGCCATCAGGACATATTTCATTCATAGAATTATACGCTTCACAAATTCCATGTTTTACCTTCTCAGGATTATATTCCTCAAAGGTGCTATCGCTCTTTCTTACTTCCATTAAAGCAAAACTTTATTAATCATTATTCAATTATTTTTTTTAATTTCGGTTAACCTTTAATTTTTTTTACATCTGATGTTAAAATAAATATGCCCAAAAATATAAAAGTTACTTCTAAAAAATCAAAAATTGGCTACCAAAATTGTAAGTTTCTGATAGCCAATTAGAAAAAAATTTTTTTTATTTTTTCTCGTTTTTAGACGCTAAAAAAACTTCTTTTTGGATATTTAGTTTGGTTTCATCTTGCTTCTTTTTGAGTTCAAACAAACTGTCGTAATCTTGTGCGTTCTCAGTGCTTATCCTACAAGTACCATTGTTGAATTCTACGTTGTTAAAGACCTTTCCACTCTTACCTGCACGGTTCTTGAGGATTGCTATTGTTGCTTTATTATTGGCAATATCATCCACTGTTCGAGCGATAGACATAATCACATGGGCAATCTGCGCTTTCTTGACTGAGCCACCGATTTTATCCATTGTTACAAGTTCAAGGTTGATTGAGTCCTTTGTACCTTGAGACGGAATCCAAAGAGCCATGTCAAGTTCACCAGCCATAGCCTCAAACTTACGCATGGTCTTACCCTCTTTTTCAAACTCATTTGTCGTAGACCTATCTGATTCATGTTCAAGACACTCAAAGTAGTCAATGATTGTCAAGTCTGGCTTAAAACCATTATTAATGAGTTTCTTTATGAACCTTTCAATCTGTCTTGCTGTCTTCTCTCCGCTTGGGAACTTGACTATTCTAAGATTCTCTTGTAGTTTCTCCTTATCTGGGAATCTGTCAATCGTTTCCTTTACTAGTTCTATGTTCTCAGGTTTTGACAAGTCTTTTGCCTCAATGCCAGTTATACGGCCAAGGTGCTTTCTCTGAATCTGCTTGATTCTGTCCTCAAAAACAATCTGTAATACCTTATATCCACAACAAGCAGCGTGTGAAGCCATAGCTGTTGTTAAAGAAGTCTTACCAAAAGAAGTAGGGCCGATGATAACACCTAACTCACCCTTACCGAGGCCACCCTCAAGAGCCTCGTCAATTTTTCCAATACCTGTTGGAATTGGTATTCTATAATCATCTGAAAGTGTCTCGTTTATGTGGTCAAACAACCTTTCACCAAAGTCATTATGAACACCTTGCGTCATTGCATCGTTAAGAAGTCCTACACATGTGTCATATTTATCGGTATCGCCATTGCCAGCTATCTTTAGGATTTCATGGGCTGTCTTGATGATATTCTGTTGTCTAAAGAACTTTTCAGCCAATTCCCTGATTCTTTCCACACCGTCACTTGGGGTTTTCTTTATCTTTTCAATAATTGCGAGATATGTTTCAACCTCTTTGTCTGAGTGTGAAATATCTCGCAATTCAATTTCCATCATTTCGTAAGAAGGTGTATTACCCTTTCTCTCGAAATAATTTTTCATAACACCAACAAATGTCTTGAGGTTTGGGTCAGTAAACATATTCTGGTCCAATATGCCGCTCAAATCCTCAAAGAAGGTGTGGTTTTCCATAAACTCATGAGTAAGCTTATATTGAAAGTTCTCTCCTAGATAGCCTAAATTTTCTCTATTTTTCTGAGCCATTAAAAAACCACTCTTTGTTCAATTATTTTCTTAGTATAGATTTCTGAAGTATTTCCTTGTTTTGTCCATGACATAACGCTCCCAGTCCTTCTCAATCTTCTTGTTTGCTAGGTACAAACTGTAAGAGTATTTCTTACTCTTTCCATCTACTCCCTTTCCATACTCGTCAATGACGGTATACTTACTGAGGTACTTGCTGTTCTCCCTTGGGTCAAAGTAACCCTTTTCCTTAATCTCCTCCTTTGAAGGGGAACATGCCTCGCAAATCTTCTTGGTAATCTGAAGCAATACATCTGGCTTATCAATAATCATGCTTCTCAATACCTCTTGCTCGAATGAAAGTCTTCCCTCATTTGCCTTGAAAAATGCCTCCTTTTCATATGTGAATGTCTGGCCATCCTTGTTGGTTATCTTCACATTCTTGTTACTGAGGTCAACCTTATCCCTAATGTATTTAGGATAAGCATATCCATCCCAAATCTTTGTAATCACATCCCTCTTGTTGTCAGAGATTACAATCTTGAACGTGCAAATCCAAGGGTCTATTGGTTTGCCGACAAAATCTTCAAATGCATCTGGCTCACTTGGGTTAAAGTAATACCAAGTATAAACACGGCTCTTAGCCTTCAAGTCATCATCGATGATTTTAACGATTTCATCGAGCCTTTCCTTGAACTCCAAGGTGTTCATACTGTTTTCAATAAAGTTGTAAATTCTGAAATTTCGCTTACAAATGATGTTGTCATTTACATAAACAGTAAATTCAAATCTCTCCTCTTTGTAATCCTTTTCTTTGTTTTCCATAAAAAAATTGTTTAAAGTTAAACATATATTTCAATAACTCTCAAATTTCGTAATGCAAAGATATGTTAAAAATTTTAAATTTCCAAATTTTCCTTTAACTTTTTTTTAAATTTTGAAATGCTCACACAAGTCCCCAATGGTTAGGTATCTAGCCTCACCATATTGACTAGGCTCAAATTCACGCCCATGTTTCTGTCTATACATGTCATCAAATACCTTATATCTATACTGTGAATCCTCTTGCCCAAGACAGATATATGTATCCTTATAGTGTTTCATAGCCAACTCAAAGTTTTCCTTAGAAACACCATCCAATATCTGAGGGAAATAATATATAACCGCTTTAGCCATATTATAAGTTCTCAAGTCACCCTTAGATAACTTTTCCTTAAGAAACAAAGGTAGCCAGTTACACTTTTTACTTTTCTTTTCTAAACTCGTCATATCTCTTCCTTTCCATTTGTTGTATCCTTCCGAAAGGCTCTAGTATGTTGCCAAACTTGCTTTCGTCAAGAATGTCGTTAATCTTATTCTCAGTAACTATATTATATATGTTCTTAAGATTCCTATCTGTTA